GAAGTATTGGCCTTGTAAAAACCTTGCAGAGACAAACGAGTTTTTCATCCTTGATCCTGCTGATTACGCAAGCGCAGAAGACAAAGGCGAGATTGCAGCAGTAATCCACAGCCATCCTGTGACACCTCCAGTACCAAGCGAAGCGGATCGTGTTGCGTGCGAAAAATCTGGTTTGCCTTGGTATATTGTCAACCCAAAGCTTGAGACCTGGGGCGAATGCCAGCCTGATGGCTATGTTGCGCCGTTGATTGGTAGGTCTTGGGTTTGGGGCGTTAGCGACTGCTGGACGCTGGTTCGCGATTGGTATGCAGAACAGGGCTTGGCGTTACCTGATTGGGACCGTCCCACAACACCAGACGAGTTCAACGAAAATCCAATGTTTGATGACTGCTGGAAGAATGCAGGCTTCTACGAGGTGGACATTGCTGAGATGCAGGCTGGTGACTCAATGCTGATGGCTATTGATTCAAACAAGCTCAATCATGTTGCTGTTTACATTGGCGATCAAACCGTGTTGCATCACTTGAGGGGACGCCTGTCAAGCCGTGACTTATTGGGCGAATGGCTACTAAAATGCACAGGACGGGTGTTAAGGCATGGAACGAGAAGTTAGGCTCTACGGTTCACTTGCCAAATTTATTGGCCAGCGAAGCTTTATGGCTGAGGTAAGCAATGCTGCCGAAGCTTTAAGGATGTTGATTTATCAGTTTCCAGGGCTTGAGCAGCATATGGCTGATCAGCATTACAAAGTGATTGTTGATGGTTATGAATCAAATTTAGAAGAGCTGCACAGCCCAGCCAGTCAAACGATCAAGTTTGTGCCTGTCATTGGTGGCGCGGGTGGTGGTGGTATCGGCAAAATTATTGCTGGTGTCGCGATAATTGCGTTTGCAGTTGTAACCGCTGGCGCAGGACTGATTGCTGGTGTTGGTCTGGGATTTGGACTAAGTACTGCTGTTTCAATTGGCGCAGTCGGTGCAAGCCTAATACTTGGCGGGGTATCGCAGCTTTTATCGCCAACGCCTCAGATTGGAGAATTTGGCCCTGTTTCAATGGGCGGCGGCAATAGGCGTCAAACCACAACAGAGAGATCAGAGTTAGACCCACAAGAGTCTTACAGCTTCAGTGGCATTCAAAACACCAGCAATGTAGGAACTCCAGTCCCGCTTGTTTATGGCGAAACCGTTGTTGGTTCTATTGTCCTTTCCGCTGGCCTTGACACCGATACTATTTAGTCATGACTGACAAGCAATCCAAGCAGATCATTGGTGCTGGCGGCGGCGGCGGCGGTGGTGGTAGTAGACAAACAGTTAACAACACCTATGTCACTCGGCAAGTTGTTGCGCCACCAGCTAGGCGGCCAACACGAACGCCAGACAATTTAGCTTCTAGTCAGTTTGCAACGTTATTAGACTTAATTTCAGAAGGCGAAATCGAAGGGTTCCCGTCTGCTCGTGCATATACTCGCGATACAACAAATTACAACCTGGCCAAACTTAAAGACATTTTCTTAAGCAACACCCCAATCTTGCGGTCCGAAGCAGACGTTACTGATCTGCAAAGTTCTGATTACAATTTTGAAGCTGTTGATGTTACTAATCGATATGGAACCAATGCCCAGACGCATATCAGCTCCAAAGGGTTTGGCGATGCGGAAAACATTGTTAGCGTTAATGTTGATCTTGAAGACACAAATACAGTAACTCGGCAAATTACTAATACAAACGTTGATTCTGTACGCTTTACGATCTCAGTTCCACGACTTGAAAGCAGTAATGATCAAGGCGATATTCTTGGCAGCAGCGTAAACCATCAACTTCAAGTTCAATACAACGGTGGTGGCTTTACAACGATTGGCGGAGACCGCACCATTTCTGGACGAACAGCAGATAAATACGAACGTGATTATTTAATTGATTTAGATGGAGATTTTCCTGTTGATATTCGCGTTGTCAGAACAACCGCAGACAGCACAGACCAAAACGTGCGCTCTTCTTTCTGGTCCTCGTATTCAGAAATTATTCGCAAAAAACTACGCTATCCAAACAGCGCGTTATCTGCTGTCCGTTTTTCTGCTGAACAGTTTTCCAACATTCCTCCTCGGTCCTATCGAATCCGTGGAATTAAAATCAAGATCCCAAATAATGCAACTGTTGACGGTGAAACAGGCAGGCTGACCTATAGCGGGGTTTGGACCGGGACATTTGGAGCGGCGCAATGGACAACCTGCCCTGCTTGGATTTTGTATGACCTCTTGATCAACAAGCGGTATGGATTTGGTGATCACGTTGCGGAAGCACAGCTAGATAAGTTTGCGTTTCTTGCCGCTAGTACGCACGCAAATGAGCTAGTTGATGATGGAGAAGGCGGACAGGAAGCGCGTTTCTCTTGTAACGTCCTGATCCAAAATCAATATGAAGCCTATAAATTAGTGAACGATCTATGCAGCGTTATGCGCTCGCAGCCGTTCTGGTCAGTTGGATCGTTAACGATTTCGCAGGATCGACCAACTGATTCAACGTATCTATTTAACCGCGCCAACGTAACAGAAGATGGCTTTAGCTACGCAGGGTCTGACATAAAGACACGCCACACGGTTGCAATCGTTAGCTATTTAGATCTTGAGACAAGAGAGCAGAATTACGAGCTAGTTGAAGACCGTGATGCCATTGCTAAATATGGCTGGGTGGCAACGCAGGTAAAGGCGTTTGCTTGTACGTCACGCGGCCAGGCTCACCGGCTTGGTTCGTGGATCTTGTTTTCTGAGCAAAACGAAACTGAGGTGATCAGCTTTGCTGCGTCTATTGATGCAGGCGTTCTGGTGCGCCCTGGGGCGGTGATTGATGTTCAAGATCCTGTTAGAGCTGGTGTTCGCTACGGCGGAAGGATTGCTGCATCTGGGACCAATACAGTCACGGTTGATGATGAAACAGACTTACCTAGCAGTGATGCAACGTTGAGCGTGATGCTGCCGGATGGAACGTTAGAGGCCAAGACAATAAGTTCACGCGATGGTGCTGTGATTACTGTCAATGGGGATTGGACGACAGCACCAAACGTCAACAGTGTTTGGATTATTCAAACTGATGCGGTCGAAACGCAGCAATACCGGGTGTTGTCAGTTGCTGAAAGCGAAGGCAACGTATATGCAATTACGGGTCTGAAGTACAACGCAAGCAAGTACGCACATATTGAGCGCGGGGAAACGCTTTCAGATCGATCAATTACAACGCTTAGTCCAATCCCTGAGCCACCGCTTAACCTACAAGCAGTTGAAAAGTTTTATGTCAACAACGACCAAGCAAAGGTCAAGATTATTGTTTCTTGGTCAGCTGTTAAGGGAGCGCCCCAATACAAAGTTCGTTATCGAGCGGATAGCGACAACTTTGTTGACACTGTCGTCACTTCAACTGATTACGAGATCTTGGATGCAAGAGCCGCAACTTATGCAATTCAGATTTTTGCTATTGGCTCATTGGGACGGCAATCAAACGATTTCGCCTCATTGAGCTTCACGGCTGTCGGAAAGACTGCTGTTCCAGCCAATGTGCAAGAGCTAACGTTTGAGGCCACCAGCGACAAAGAAGGCACGTTGCGTTGGACTGAAACTGTTGATGTTGACGTGAGACACGGCGGCACCGTTCATATCAAGCATTCGAGCAAGACTGATGGCTCTGGAACGTGGTCAAATTCTGTCGATCTGATCAAGGCCGTAGCTGGCAGTTCGACTAGCGCAAAGATCCCACTGGTTGAAGGCGAGGTTCTGGTTAAGTTTGCGGATGACGGCGGGCGTCAAAGTTCAGCAGCAACAAGCGTCATCATTGATCTGCCTGACCCACAAGGAAAACTGGTACTAGAGGCGCGGAGAGAAGATCAGGATTCACCACCGTTTGGAGGAACCAAGACTGATTGCGCTTATGACGCAACCTATGACGCACTGATTATTAATTCGGACGGCAGCGGGAACGTGTTGACCAGTGCTGAATATCAATTTGCAAACACGCTTGATCTAGGAGGTGTGTTTGCTCTTGAGCTGACTAGGCGTTTCATCACTCGTGGCATTTACCCCACCGATCTGATCGATTCTCGAACAGCAAACATCGATTCATGGGATGAGTTTGACGGGAGCGAGGTTGATCAAGTTAACGCCAAGCTTTACGTGCGAAAGACCAACGACAACCCGTCAAGTTCCCCAACTTATGGGATCTGGAACGAGTTTGCTAACGGTAGTTTTAAAGGCCGTGGTTTTCAATTCAAGGCCGAGCTTGAGTCAAGCAACACGTCTCAAAACATCTTGGTTGATGAGCTTGGGTATGTCGCTCAACTTGATCGACGCACTGAGCAAAGCGAGGCTGTCATCGCTAGCGGAACAGGAACCAAGGCAGTGACGTTTACCAACCCGTTTTTTGTTGGAACGTCAAGCATCCTGGGCAGCAACACCAAGCTGCCAGCGGTAGGAATTACGGCCCAAAACATGCAAAGCGGTGATTATTTCACGCTGTCGAGTGTTTCTGCAACTGGGTTCAGCGTGGCGTTTTTCAATTCGTCCAATAGTGGTGTTGACCGAAACTTCAACTACAGCGCGGTGGGGTTCGGCAAGTTAGGCTAAAATCGAAACAGTTGACCTGAGTTTGTGGCAACGCACGACTATGTAATTGCAAATGCCACGGGCAGTGCGGTTCGTAGTGATTTGAATAATGCGCTGGCAGCAATTGTCAGCAACAACAGCTCAGCTTCTGAACCCAGTACGACTTATGCGTACCAGTGGTGGGCTGACACGAATGCAACGCTGCTCAAGATTCGGAATGCAGCCAATAACGCTTGGATCACGGTTGGTGATTACAGCCTGACAAATTTCGGTTCAGCTCTGCTGGCTGGGGCGACCTTTACGGGTGACGTGGTTCTGAATACCACAACGGCATTACAGCTGCCGGTTGGAACGGTAGCCCAGCGGCCTGGGTCGCCTACCAATGGAGACATCCGGTATAACAGCGACGCCGCAGGATTTGAAGGATATGCCGGTGGCGCTTGGGGCAGCCTTGGTGGTGCGTCTTTTGATGAGGTATTTTATGAAAACAAGCTCATCGTTTCAAGCAACACTACACTGACTGCAAGCCGTGGCTTCCATGCTGTGGGGCCAATTACAGTGAACACAGGGGTGTCGTTGACGATTCCCGCTAATACACGCCTCGTCATCTCCTAGTTATGGCAATCACGATCAACGGTTCAGGAACAATTACTGGCGTCTCGGCTGGTGGCTTACCCGATGACAGCATTACTGCAGCAGAGCTGGGCACCAAAACATTTGTCAGCTATGCAGTGATTTGCGATCAAAAGGCATACAATGCGGCTGGAGGAACGTTTAGTAGTGGAGCTTGGCGGATACGAGATCTAAACACTGAAATTACTGATGCTGACGGTATTGTCTCAATTAGTTCCAATCAATTCACTTTAGGCGCGGGTAATTATCTAATTAGGTGGTTTGCTCCTGCTTACAATTGTGGCGGCCATATTTCGGTTTTGCAAAACGCTACTGATGGCACAACAGTTGGGACAGGTTCTTCTCAATTCTCAGCTGTTTCTTACCAAGGGTCAACCAAATCATTCGGATCAGTACGGATTTCTATTACAGGAACCAAAGCGTTTGAAATACAGCATCAATGTACCAATAGTGGCGGTAGCGAAAGCTTTGGAAATTCTGCTGGCGTCTCTGGGTATAACTCTATTTACACCACCGTTGAAATCTACAAGGAGGCTTGATCATGGACATTAACGCTGCTATCAATCAACTTGGCTTAAATGCCAATGCCTACAAGCTCACCCAGTCCGTACCACCACATACCATCACTGAGTGGAGCGGGCCTGATGCCCAGCCAACAGATGCAGAGCTTGAAGCTGCTTGGGTTTTATGCCAGGAACAGAAATACAAGGCTAAACGCGCACCTGAGTATCCATCAGTCGCTGATCTTGCCGATGGCCTCTATTGGGCCAGCAAAGGTGATTCAGCTAAACTTGATGAGTATTACGCAGCTTGTGACGCCGTGAAGGCTAAATATCCTAAAACCGGAGGTGCAGCATGAGTATTAAGCTGAACGGGGCCACATCTGGATCGGTTGAACTGGATGTTCCAGCAGCCGTTACAGGCGGTGACGTAAACCTAAGTTTGCCGGGTGCTGGCACGGTTGATCGGTTGGAGCGTGCTGGCAACATTTTACAGGTTCTTCAGGCAGTTAAGACCGATGCGTTCAGCACGTCGTCGTCAGCAAGTTTTGTAGACATAACAGGTCTTAGCGTAAACATTACGCCGAGCAGTGCATCAAGCAAAGTTTTGGCTTTGTTTTCCGTCATAGGAGGAACAAGTGCTGGTAGCGGTTGGTATGTCAATTTGGTCAGAGACAGCACCAATGTGGCAATTGGCGATACTGCTGGAAGCAGGGTTAGGTCAACTGTTTCTAATTACTCAGTGCCAACAATCCAATTACACTCTTTTGGATTTGAGTTTTTAGATTCACCCGCTACTACGTCTCAAGTCACTTATAAGTTGCAACTTAAAGCTCAAAGCAGTTTTACTTCCTACATTAATCGATCCGGTACGGACACAGATAACGATCTTTACTCTAGAGCTTTATCGTCTATTACTGTGATGGAGGTGGCGGCATGAACCATTCTGCTATTTATCGGGCTTATTCAAACGTTGTCACTATCGATGATGGCACTGGAGCGTTTGATGCTGACGGCAATCAGGTAACTCTTGATCAGTCGGCTGTTGAGGTTGCAGCTGTTGAGGTTGCAGCTGAACAAGCACTGGCGAACCTACGCACCAAACGGAATCAGTTACTTGCCGAGACTGACTATCTAGCGTTGTCTGACGCAACACTTACTGACGACATGAAATTATGGCGTCAAGCCTTGCGGGATCTACCTGCGAACACATCTGACCCAGCCAATCCTGTCTGGCCTACTAAGCCCGGAGGTGCATCATGAGTACGCTGAAATGCAATCGCATTGAGAACACAAGCACCGCATCTGGCGGCCTTGATGTTGACACTTCCGGCAAAGTAAGAATCACCACGCTGGCAGATAGCTCAGGCAATAGCAACAGCACCCCAGCAGAGATTGCTTCAGGTCGCGCTAAGGCTTGGATCAACTTCAACGGCACTGGAACGGTTGCGATTAGGGCCAGCTATAACGTTGCTTCACTTACTGACAACGGAACGGGCGACTACACAATTACCTTTACTGCGGCAATGAGTGATGCAAACTATATTTGCACTGGAACAAGCGGTTTAAGCAATACGGCAAATCAATCAATTTGCCCAAATTTTGACGTAGCTGCACCAACAACTTCTGCTATGAGAATCCAAACAACAAATTCGGCAAATGTCCAAGACCGACCATATAATCATGTTGCTGTTTTCGGAGATTGATCCATGAGCAAAATTATCTACACCAATTCCGACGGCATTGTTTCAGTCGTCATCCCCACAGGCGAGGTTCCTGTTGAAGACCTTCCTGCACAGCTTGGTCTCACTGATTACGAGATTGTCGAAGATGAGGTGATCCCAACAGATCGCACATTCCGCAATGCTTGGGTAAAAACCGGGGCAACAGTGGTCGAAGATCTCACCAAATCAAAAGCTGTTGGCCACGATTTACGTCGCACCAAGCGGACAGCTGAATTTGCTCCGCATGATGAGCTGATTTCCAAACAGATCCCTGGTTCGGATACTGACGCTGCTGAAGCGGCCAGAGCAACCATCCGCACCAAATACGCCACGATGCAGACGAGCATTGATGCCGCAACAACAACGGCTGAGATCAAAACTGCATTGGGCTAGAGCGATCTGTTCCAGCTAGACTGTTTTTAAGTAGTTTGGGCTCAGGAGATGTTTTATGGCTGTCAACCCTGGGACGTATAATTTTGTGCTTCAGCGGCGAGCTGACTGGAGCGTGATCCTGCAATTTAAGGACAGCAGCGACGCAGCTATAAACCTCACCGGCTTTACGGCCTACGCGCAAGCATGGGACAAGGCGCGAGCTACTAAATACGCGGATTTCACAGTCGCTTACACAGACCGAGCCAACGGCAAGATCACAATCAGCCTGACGGACGCTCAGACGGCAACGTTCATAGATGAGCTGTATTACGACGTGCTCCTCGAAAACGGAAGCGAATTGCGCGAGTATTACCTAGAGGGTATTATTTTTGTGTCTGAGGGCTATACGGAACCATGACAGCAGTCAACGTCACTACAGACGGTAAGACCACAGTTGTCGAAGACACGACGACAAACACCGTTTCGATCACAACCACAGGTCCGCAAGGCCCAGCTTCAGCTGGTTTTGTTTTCAATGGGGACGCTAAGGTAGAGAGTAGTATCGTCTATTACGACTCATCAGCTGGGGAGTTTAAGGCGGACACGACCACCACTAAACTGTCCCTAGTAGAGGGCGGAAACTTCTAAGCCATGGCAAACACCCTACGCATCAAGAAAAGGGCCGCCTCGGGCGCAGATGGGGCTCCTTCTTCGCTCGCTAGTTCGGAACTAGCTTTTAATGAGTCAGACCTAAAACTCTATTACGGCTTCGGTGACAATGGCTCGGGGGTCAGCACCAGTATCATCACTTTGGGCGGAAGTGGTGCGTTCATCTCCAAGACCGACGCCAAAGGTGCAAACCTTGTTTTGGCTGGGCCAACAACAGGGTCTGATGCAAACCCAACATTTAGGTCGTTAGTTGCTGCTGATATACCAAGCATTGCCCATACAAAAATCAGTGATTTCGACACTGGTGTTCGGGTTAACCGTCTGGATCAGATGGCGGCCCCAACGGCCAACATCGACATTAACTCGAACAGGCTTACCAATGTTGCCGACCCGGTTTCCGCGCAGGATGTAGCGACCAAAGCATATACGGATGCGCTCAAGACGGGACTCGACGTTAAAGACTCGGTCAAAGTTGCCACCACGGCAAACATTACGCTGTCTGGTACGCAAACCATTGACGGCATTGCTGTTTCTGCTGATGAGCGTGTTCTGGTTAAAAACCAGTCCACTGGATCACAAAACGGCATTTACGACTGCAAGTCCGGCACTTGGGCACGCTCCAGTGATTTTGACGCCGATAGCGAAGTAACTTCTGGTGCGTTTGTCTTTGTTGAACAGGGCACTGTTGGAGCGGATCAGGGCTTTGTCCTGACCACTGACGGAACAATCACGGTTGGTACAACCGCTCTGAGTTTCACTCAATTCTCTGGCGCAGGTGCAATCACAACAGGCGATGGCCTACAGAAATCTGGAAGCACAATATCTGCTGACCTGAAATCAAACGGCGGCCTCGTTATTGAGTCAGCCGAGCTTGCGCTAAAGCTGGATGCTTCAAGCATTACAGGAACGCTTGCGGTTGGTGATGGTGGTACGGGTGCAACTTCTGCATCTGCTGCCAGAAGCGCCCTTGGCCTCGAAATCGGCGCAAACGTTCAAGCCTTCGATCAACATCTTGCTGATGTAGCTGGCCTGGCTGTAACAAACGGCGGTTTCATTGTTGGTGATGGCAGCAACTTTGTTCTGGAAACTGGCGCAACCGCTCGCACAAGTATTGGGGCTCAAACGCTTGCAGCTGATTTAA